AATTTCGCCGCCGGCATTGGTACAAATTTAACCAGTGGTTTGGGATCAATTGCTACAGCATTAGGTGGCATTGGATCATCAGCTATCAACGGTATTAGTGGTGCATTGGATGCCGCTAAAGGTATTGCAGGTTCAGCATTTGCCGCAATTACAAAATCATTCAAGCCATTCACGCCAGGAGTACCTCAAGACCTTACTGCCATTACAGCACAAAATCAAGCTGAACAAACTGCAAGTGAAACAAGCGCAGCCAGTGGCGTTTCAAGTGATGTGTTGGGTGCAACGACCTCTGCATTACCAAATCTAAATGTAGGTGATGCAGGTAATATAGCTAGTGGGGCATCGTCATTGGTTAATTCAGTTGGTAGCGCATTTGGCACTACAGCAGGGGCACTAACAGGTCAAAGTGCAAGTACATTTAATAATCTAACAAACACATTAACTGGTGTTAATAATCCTAATAACTTATCTATAGGAGGGGTTAGTGTTGCAACAGGATCATTATCTGCATTAACTAGTAAGGTGGCCGGTGCTTCAGGTTTCTCTACAGCAATAAATCCTGCTAGTGGATTAGGAGCGTTGCCAGGTGGACTTGATGCAGTTGCAAGTGTAGTTAATTCAGCAACAGGTTCGTTAACAAGTATTCCCAGCTTAGGTGGAGTTTCTAATTTAATTAAAAATGTCTCTAGTTCTGCATTAAATGGGTTGGGACTTGGTTCAAGTGCATCAAGTTCAATCGCTGGACTAGCAGCCGGCGGCTTGAGCGGTGTATTGAATAATGCAAGTAGCTTGAATGCATCATCATTATTGGGTGGTTTAGGCAACGCAAGTCAAAGTCTTGCATCATTGGCATCTTTAGGTATGCCGGCAGGCGCATCAGCCGCACTTCAAGCAGGTATTAATTCGTTAAGTACTCCTGGATCACTACCGATTACATTACCAACTGTAGCAACAGGAACAACTAACAGAAGTCAAATATCTAGTCAACTTACGTCTGTGTTTGGTAGCTCAAAAATACCAGCTCCAAACTTCTCTGGAACAGACCAGTTACTAGCACAATATGAAGCACAAAATAAGAAAAATGAAGATATTTTATCACAAGTGGATGCTTTAAAAGCAAAAATAGATGATTTAAATCCAGTCGTAACAACTGCACAAGCCAATTGGCACAATCTACGAGACACATTACCAAAAGGTGACCCTCAAGTTGACGCCGCATATCAAGAATACAGCGATGCATTTGACCAGCGTTCAGCACTTAAAAAACAAGCATTAGACTTGTTAAGCCAGATAGCATAACAGAATAAATACATCATGCCTAATTATATTGGATTTAACACACAAAACGTAAACATACCCAAACCTTCTACTGTGTATAATGCAGGAGTAGACGGTGGTTTGGGTTCAGTTGTACAGCCTATAGTATACGGAAAAAGTTTTACATTGGTGGATACACCATTAGTCATCAGAGATTTTCTTAACGCACTAAACATACGTCAAGGTGAAAAAGTAGGTCAACCTGAATATGGTACAACTCTATGGAGTTTTGTATTTGAACCAAATACAGCAGATGTACAGTTTCAGTTGGAAAATGAAATACGTAGGGTAGCCAGCAAAGACCCTAGAATCATACTAAACACAGTAAAAGCATACCCGCAAGAGAACGGAATACTAGTTGAAGTAGAATTTGCAGTAAGTCCGTTTAATCAAGCACAGTTATTGAACGTGTTTTTTAACAACGCTACTAATAGAGCAATATTACAGTAATTGTTAAAAATAGCGTTTTTTAGGTATGATAAATACTTAAAAGAGAATACACATGGCTACAAGTTCAAGACAATCCGCGTTATTTGGTGTAAATGATTGGCAGGCTATCTACCAAACCTTCCAACAGGCAGACTTTAGAAGTTATGATTACGAAACACTTCGTAAGACAATGATAGACTATCTACGTCTATATTACCCTGAAACTTACAACGATTACATTGAAAGTAGTGAATTTATTGCGTTACTAGACGTAATGTCATTCATGGGACAAGGTATTGCTTTCCGTGATGACCTGAACACACGTGAAAACTTTATTGACACAGCAGAACGTAGAGACTCTGTTATCAAATTAGCCAATCTTGTTAGTTATACTCCAAAACGTAACCTAGCAGGTCAAGGTTACATCAAAGTAACAAGTATTCAAACCACACAAAATATCACAGACTTAAATGGTTATAATTTAAGTAACGTTCCTGTATTATGGAACGACCCGGCTAACCCAAATTGGTTACAACAGTTTAACACAATTATCAATGCTTCATTGGTAAACGCACAGCAAATTGGTAGACCAGCAAATAGTCAAGAAATTCTTGGGGTGACAACAAGTGAATACAACATGCAAATACCAGCAGGTAGCTTGCCGGTAGTTCCATTCACGAGTACTGTTAATGGTCAAAGTATGAGATTTGAATTATGTAGTGTAACTAGCGTGGGTGAAGATTACATTTATGAAATTCCACCTCAACCAACAAATAAATTCAACATACTATATCGTAATGACAAATTAGGATATGGCAGTCCAAACACAGGCTTCTTCTTTTACTTTAAGCAAGGTGCATTAGAAAGCTACGATTTTACATTACAACAACAAATCAGTAATCAAGTAGTGGACATTAATATTCAAGGTATTAACAATACTGACACTTGGTTATATCAAATCAATGCAAACAATGGCACATATGGTTATTGGCAACAAGTTGATAACATTTATGCTGATGCATACTTACAAACAGAATCTAGCCAAAGAACTATTTTCTCTGTAAACTCAAGATTTAATGACCAAGTAAGTTATATATTTGGTGATGGTGTGTTTAGTGAGATTCCAGTTGGAACTTTCCGTGCATATGTACGTGCAGGTAATGCATTAACATATACAATACAACCTAGCGAAATGCAAGGACTTAGTGTAAGTTTTAGTTATGTAAGCAGACTTGGTCGTGTAGAAACATTAACAGTTGGTTTTGCATTACAATTGCCAGTATCAAATGCATTGGTACGTGAAAGTTTAGCAAGTATTAAACTAAACGCTCCTAGCAGATACTATACACAAAATCGTATGGTTAATGGAGAAGACTATAACAACTTCCCGTATACATTGTATAGTTCAATTATTAAAAGTAAAGCAATCAACCGTAGTAGCGTAGGTGTAAGTAAAAACTTAGACTTACTAGACCCTACAGGAAAATATAGTAGTAGCAATAGCTTTGCAGACGATGGTGGTATTTGGTTAAATGCAACCTCAGGATTTTCGTTATTAACAATTAATAACACTGGCGATATTATTACATTCTTAAGCGGTACATTGGCAGCTGTATTAGCTGGTAACCGAGCAATGCAATACTATATACAATACTATCCTAGATACGCAACTGGTCCATCAATAAGTAGTAATTCTACATATGTAGCAGACACAGGAACAGCATTTGATTATTGGCAAATCAGCACAGTTGATGCCAACAGTTTAAGTGGATATTTTTATAATTTTACAAATAATGTAAACACTCCAATTCCAATTGGTACATATTCTACAACAAATGCAAAATATATTACTGCCGGAGCTATCTTAAAATTTGTTGCACCCGCTGGTTATTATTTTGACAGTAATAATCGTTTAGTAAGCGGTATCCCCACACCAAGTAATCAAACATATATTTGGACTACTGTGTTAAATGTCATCGGTGATGGTTATAATAATGGTCAAGGTAGCTTTACTAATGGTTCGGGCCCGGTAACATTAAATGGATTTGTACCAACAGGCGCAATACTGTCTGTTGTAATTCCTGCATTTACCAATTCATTAAGCAATGCAGTTATTCAAGAATGTATTACTAGACTTGAATTACAACAAAATTTCTCATTGGTATTTGATAACTCATTAACAATAGCACAGGATCGTTGGAGTGTAGAATTATACACTAATCCAAATTGGTTTGTTCTTTTTGAAAGCACAGGATATAATCGTTACCAAATAACATATCGTTCATTGGCTTATTACTTTGGTAGTGTAGACCAAACTAGATTTACATTTGAAACCGGGTCATTAGTATATGATCCATTTACAGGAAAAATCTTACAAGATTATATAAAAATATTAGAGACTAATTCACAACCTAACAGCAATTATCCATTAAGCACTCCTATTACTGCAAGTATTATTGGACAAACAGTTGAAAGTGACGGTTATGTTGATGACTTTGAAGTAGAAATAGCAAGTATAGATGTTAATAATTCCAGTATCGTAGATAATCCAGACTTCTTTAATCAAGCAACTGGATATATTCCAAATGGTACTAATATTGGAATTTATGCATTCTTTATACAAGTGCAAGATGCACTTAATTTAACACGATATGATTTGATTGACAGTACTACAGTTTGCTATCAATATGCAACACAATCACAAATTGAAGTTGTAAAATATGAATATCCAGTTGGACAACTATTTTATGCATACACAGATAATGTGTTTTACATTACTGTACAAGACCCAACAGTTACAACTCCATATTATACATTGGCACAGCAATCACAATATAGTGTTCAAACAGGTCGTCAGGGATTAAGTTTTCAATATCGCCATAATAGCAATAACACTACACGTATTGATCCAGCTACAACAAACATTATTGATTTATATGTTGTAACTCAATCGTATTATACACAATATCAAAATTATATTCAGAATAGTACAAATACTATTCCAAAACCAATTCCACCTACAATCAATGAATTGACAACTGAATATTCACAATTACAAGATTATAAAATGTTAAGTGACAGCGTGGTCGTAAATAATGTTGTTTTCAAACCATTATTTGGTCCTAAAGCTGATCCATTATTACAAGCAACAATTAAAGTTATTCCAAATGCAACTACAAATGCAAGTACGAGTGAAATTGTAAGTGCGGTGTTAACGCAAATGAATAATTACTTTAGTATTGATAATTGGAATTTTGGAGACACATTTTATTTTAGTGAGTTAAGCGCATATATTCATAGCAATATAGGTGATTATGTAAGTTCGTGTGTGTTAGTACCAAACGATCCAAATTTAACGTTTGGTGATTTGTATGAAATTCAGTCTGCACCTTATGAAATATTTGTAAATGCGGCAACTGCTAATGATATTGTTGTAATTGCCGCGCTGACCCCGGCTGAGTTACAATCAGGAAGTACATCATAATTAAAGAATTATAAAAAATATGGCAACTACAAGAGTTAGAACAATTAATTTTCTTCCAGAAATATTCCAAACACCTACAAACACACAGTTTTTAGGTGCGACATTAGACCAAATCACATCACAGCCTAACACGCAAAAGATACAAGGTTATATTGGTAGTAAGTTTGGATATGGTGTAAATCCAAATAACTATTATGTAACTGAACCAACTAAAACTAGAACAGATTATCAATTAGAACCAGGTGTTGTTTTCACTGGGGTTGATCCATCTAGCGGTGCAACTGTAGCACAAGATTTTATTAGTTATCCTGGTATTTTAGATGCATTAAAATTACAAGGTGGCATTACAGATAATAACAGTAGATTGTTTAACAGTCAATTTTATTCATGGGATCCTTTTGTTGATTTAGATAAAATTATTAATTACAATCAATATTATTGGTTGCCATCAGGTCCGCCTGCTGTTACTATTTCTACAAGTGTTATATATAATTCTGTAAACTTTTTAGTACAAAGTCAATCTGAATCATATTTGATTACTTCAAATATAGACCCTGCCGGGGCTGTAAATCCAACACTAACATTATTGCGTGGAGGAACATATACATTTACAGTAAATCAAAATAGTCAATTTTGGATACAGGGTCAACCAGGCATTACTGGTTATAGTCCAACTCAACCAAATGTACAAACACGTGATGTATATGGAGTATCAAACAATGGTGCTGATTATGGAGTAATCACATTCCAAGTACCAGAAGCCAATGCCTTAGACCAATATATATTCCCGGGAAACAATTTAGTAGATGTTGTTTGTAATGTTCCTTTTAGTCAAGTTAATGGTGCATTTGTAAACGCCTTAGGTGGCATTGATAGTGTTACTGCATTAAATGGTTTAACAGTAATGTTTTATAATACTGGCGTTGAAGATGAATATGGTTATGTAAATCAATTTTATGCACAAACTACATACGACCAAGATGGTGGTAATCCAAATCCTTATGTGTTCCCTGGTACACCTTTAGACAATGATAATTTTGAAGGTGGTTATTATACACAAGTAAATGCTACATTTTACACAATAAGTTTAATCGGAGATCCTTCAAATCCACAAATCCAATTAACGCCATCTGGTTTTATTCCAACAAATGAAAACATTACTGCAACATATGGTAATGAATATATTAACCTTAAATTCTTTAGAAATACAAATGGTACTATAGAAGAAATACCGTATAATAGTGCAATATTAGATACATTATATTATCAAGATGGCACTACTCCAAGTAAAGTGGGCATTATTAAATTAGTTGAAAACAACAATAATAATACACTAAACGTTGATACAGAAATATTAGGTAAAACTCAATATACATCGACTACAGGAATTGTTTTTACAAATGGTTTAAAGGTAACATTTCAGGGTGATATTTTCCCAACAAGTTATGCAAGTGGAGAATACTATGTACAGGGTGTTGGTACCGCTATTGAATTAATTCCTACTACTGAATTAATAAGCCCGGGCTTATTTTCAGAAGGACAATATATTCCATATGATACATTACCATATGATATT